CTCAGGTCAGCCGGACCCTCGCGAGGACCTTGCCTGCACCCGGGAGTGCGAACGTCCAGAGCACGGTCCCGGCCGGAACGGCCGCGACCGTGTCGATGATCTCGGACTGGCCCAGGACTGTGCCCGCACCGAGACTGCCTGTTGCTGCCGCGGTACGCAGCGTGAACTGCACGTCCGAGTTCGCGGTCGCGGCGAGCGTGGTCGTACAGAGCACGTTCAGGTACAGGGGCTTTCCCTGTCCGATGTCGCTGAACTCGAAGTTCAGGTCCTTGCTTGCGGTGGGTGTGATCGGCTGGATTGCTCCGCCGAACACGAGAGCTGCGTCGTACGCCATCTTGTTGTACCTCCGCGCCTTGTTAGGCGCTATTCAGTTGAACCGTCGCCTGCCTCACCATCCACTAGATGAGGGCGGGGAGACCGGGTACCGATGCCTCGAGCGGGTTGAGTGCGTCGAGCTGCCGGATCGGGGTGTTGCGGAAGTGAACTACCTCCTCGGTCCCCCACTCACGCATCGAGAGCGCGACGTTGCTCTTCGTGTTCGCGAGCACGTCGAGCGACTGGTACACGAGCTGGTTGCAGTAGATCACCCGGCTCCCGCCCTGGAAGCCTCGGATCTGGTGCTCGGCCAGGATCAGGAGCTTCACGAGGTCGACCCCGTCCGCCAGGAGTTCTGCCGGCTGGAGCTGCGCGATGCGGTAGTTCGAGCGCCAGTCGCGGACCGTGAGACCGACCCGCTGCTCGTAGCGCTGGCGGTAGATCTCGAACCGGCCCCCGTTGTCGTCGAACCCCGTGACCTGGCCCAGGTCCTCCATCTGGAGTCCCGCCATCGACCCGCGCGGGAAGAAGCACATGGTCTGGTTCGCGCCCCACGTGACCCCCAGGATCGAGTGCCCCGTCGCGTCTCCCCCGTCCACCTTCCCGTTGAAGATGTTGGCGGCCGACTCGGCCGCCACATCGTTGTAGCGCGGGATGATGCCCATGAACTTCTTGGGCTCCATGAGCGAGTTGCCGTAGATCAGGGTCTCGGCGTAGTCGAGACCGAGCCCGGCCAGGATCGAGGTCGACTCGCTCAGCATGAACGCTGCCTTGTCGTCCTCCAGCTCGACGAGGGCCTTGTCGATCTCGAAGTATGCCTGCAGCCGTCCGGGCTTGTCGAACGTCTGGCGAGACGCACTCTTGATCGGCAGGGAGCCTTCGTTGTAGGCGACCCAGGTACCGCGCGGCTGTCCCGCCCGGATGGTCGTCTGGTGGCCCTCGGTCATGTTGCCCTCGCGAAGGAACACGTCCTTCGTGATGGGGTTCATCTGTTCGAGGATCTCAACGATCGCGGCGGTCTTGCCATCGGGGTCGCGCGTCTTGGCCCAGTCCGCGTACGTGACGGGGTTCGGGTTCGCAATTACGGTTGCCATGTCTTTTCACCTCTCGGTCGTGCTATGCGGCGTCGTCCCGCGCGTTCGAGCCTCGACCATAGTCGCCGAACAGAACGTCGGCCGTGTCTTTGGCTTTCTTCGCGGTGGGAGGACTCCCGCTCAGCGGGTTTCCATTCAGGAGCTGGTGCTCCTTCGCGATGTTGGCGAGCCCGACCGCGAGCACGGGGTGGTTCCCGAGCCCTGTCAGTCCGACGCTCTCCAACACCTCACCGAGCCCGGGGAAGTAGGTCGAACGGGCCGCGGCCGCGAGGGCCGAGAACTCCTTCGTTCCTACCTTGCGTGCTAGGTCGGAGCTTTCCGTCTCCTTTGCCCAGTCAGAGGACAGTTCCTCTAGCCGAGCCTGCTCTCTCGTGGCGTTGTCGTTCAGCCACTCACCAAGCAGACCGAGAAGTCCTTCGGCTTTCTCCGGCGTGAGGTCAGAGACTGAGGGGTGCTCAACGAACTTTGCCATCCACTGCTCATCGACCACGACACCGTCGGGCAGCTTCAGGTCCTTCAGTTCGGGGGCAGCCTCGTCCTTCTCTCCATCGGGCGCCTCTTCTTCGTCCTTGCTCTCGTCCTTGCTCTCTTTCTTGTCGCCCGACTCTTCGTCGGAGGATTTGGTTTCGGCCGGCTTCGCGTCGGTCGTCTCGTCTGCTGACGCGTCGGCCGCGTCGGGCGTGCCCGATGCCGCTTCGTCGCTGTCAGGACTGAAATACTTGTGGCCTCGCAGCATGCTAGTTCTCCTCGTGCTTGGGGTTCAGGATCGTCATGAATCTCGACGGTTGTTTCTCGATCAACAGACTCGCGAGGGTGTTGCCCTGCTTCATGAGTCCCACGTTGAACGAGAGCTTCTGGGGATCGGGATCGAACGGGTCTTCTCCATAGTGGCCTGCCCGCAGTAGGTGCCGGAGGAGGTACCTCCCGCGCATGTCGGAGCACACGAACTCGAGCGACTCGTCGAGCCGGATCTTGTCCTCGGCCGACTCAGCCTCAAGCTCGCGCTTCTGCTCGCGCTTCTGTGCTAGTCGGTCGGTCAATTGAGTTCACCTCGACTGGGCTGGGGCTGCTGGTTCCCCATGCGCGACAGCATCGTGTCGCCCTCCATCGAGGCCCCGCTCGCGGACTTGGCCGCGTCGGCACCCATCTTCGCCATCTCGACCGCCTGCTGCCTCGCGATCGCTTGCTGCTCCGCCTCGACCGCGGCCTCGACCTCCTCGTCCGAGTGGATCGTGCTGGGCGACACACCCAGCTTGTGGAAGTACTCGACCAGGAACCCGTCCCCGTTGAAGCGGTGGCGGGCGCTCGGGTCGACCTCGATCGCGGCCGAGGTCACCATGAGCTGCTGGTCGAGCTGGGATATGTCGACGCTCTTCTGTGACTGCGCCAGCACGCTGATGTAGTCCGGCTTGAGGGGCATCCCCTCGAGCACCGGGGGCAGCGGTGGCACGAGCCCGGCGCTCTCGCATAGCGCGTACGCGATACCGATCGCGGGGTCGTTGAGCTGGTCGTTGAGGCCCTCCACGACCGGCCCCAGCTCCATCATCTGCTCACGGATCCGGGCCAGGATCTCTTGCTCCCGCACGTTCCCGCGCTCGATCATCGAGATCGCCTTGAACACGTCCTCGTGGAACGCGGACGCGACACGCATCTCGATCTTCTCGATCAGCGCGACCAGCTCCGCGATCTGGGGGTTCAGCTCGAACACGCGCCGGACCTGCTCCTGGCCCTGGAAGCTGTCGACGTAGAGCATGTCGCCCGGGTCGGGCGGCCCCGCGAGCTGGCCCCGTAGCTGGGCCGTCGCGACCAGGCTCGGGTCCCAGATCAGCTCCGCCATCTTGGCGAGGCCTTCCTCGTAGGACTGCATCTGCTTGATGTCGCCGAGCGCCTCGGCCCCGGGCCAGGTCACGGAGTAGGCGTGCTCGGTCGATGGCTCCCACCTTACATACACGACCGGGAAGTAGTCGAACGGCTCGAGAGCGAGCGCCTTGTTGTCGGGGTCGCCGCCGTCCCAGTCGAGCATGCGGAAGGGCGCGCCCCTCCACCCGCGCGCGCCCTGCACGAAGTCGTCGCCCCGGTTGGGCTCGATCATGCGCTTGACCATGACGGTCTCGTCGAGAGACTCGCCCTTGTCGATCTTGTTCTGGATCGCGGTCGAGAGGTTGTCGTAGTCGTAACGGTCCGCCATCTGGGACACCGTCAGCACGAACTCCTCGTAGAACGTGTCGGGCGTGCCGCGGTAGTCGATCCCCATGCAGTAGCTGCCGATCTCGTGCTGCCGGCAACGGAGCACGTCGTCGAAGTCGCGCAGCATCGAGAACGCCATGACCCCGAACTCGCCAAGCTCGCGGTAACTAACACGGGTCGTCTCGTAGAAGTTCGAGCGGTCGAACACTTCGCGCAGCAGGTCGACCACTGCCGAGAGCCAGAGCGCGGCCTCGTGGGTCTTGTCGGCCCCAGGCACGAGCGTCGTCATTCGGAACCAGGGACGGGAGCGAGAGGTGTTGCCGCTCTGGAACCCGGCACCCATCACCTTCGCGCTCTTGAAGGCGCGGTTGTTGACGATGCTCTGGTGCTCCTTCGCGCCCTTCTTCTTGCCCCACAAGAACTGGCCCCGTCGCGGGTCCATGAAGCGCGAGATGTCGCGCCAGTGGTACAGGAACGGCTGGCGCTCCTGGATCATCGCGCTCGCGCGCTTGGTGGCGCGCGTGATGAGCTTGCGGACCCGGTCCGAGCCGCTCGGCTCGGTCACCCCGAGCCGGTTGAGTTCGATCGGTGCGGGCGCGGCCGCCACTACTCACCCGTCAACTTTTTGCGGACGCTGCCCGACGCGAGCCCGGGCGAGCTGCCCCCGATCAGGGTCGCGGCGAAACCACGCCGAGGCCCCGCGTCGCTGGTCACGCGTCTTTTGATCTGGGCGGCGTCTACCGCGGCCGGTACCGGCTTCGGTATCTTGGGGACCCCGCCCCCTGAAAAGCACACTACTCGACTCCAGTGTCGCGGGTCGGTCGTGGGCTGGGGAACCCTATGGCGATCGCGGGAAGCCTTGCGCGTTAGGGGGCTTAGCGCAAGCCCCGCGCGCTGTCCTCGATCTTGGAGAGGGGGCTCCAGCGCCTCCGGGTGCTGCGCGCGGCGGGCCCTCCCAGGGCGCCCCCGGCCTGGTCGACCACCTCGGGCGTGGCCGATGCGTACGTGAGCGCGAGCGCGTCGCCCTCGTCCGGGCTCTCCTCCCCGAGACGGTGGAGGTCCTCCTTGCTCACGAGCCGGGTCGTGCGGGTCTTGCCGTCGACGTAGTACTCCTGCGCCACGAGGTCGTCCTCGAGCGCGTTCGAGTCCTCGATCGCGAGGCCCCTCTTGACCGCGTCCCGGAGCCGGCCCCACATCGCGGTCCTCTTGTCGTAGAACTCGCGGTCGTCGGACTTGCCCCCGAAGTTGATCTCGACCACGTTCTGGAACCCGAGCTGGCGCAGGCGATCGACCACGCCCCCGCCGATCCCGCCACCGTCCACGAATATCGTGTTCGCGCGAAGCTCGTTCGCGAGGGACGCGACCTCGTCCGCCAGCTCCATCGTGTCGATCCCTCGGAACACCTTGGCCTTGTGGGTCCGCGCGTCGTTGCCCTTCCTGACCGATATCACGCTCCGGTCCTTCCCGAACCGGGCCACGTCCACGCCCAGCAGGAGGGGCGAGGTCACGAGGCAGGTCGCCTCTCGAGTGCGCGCGTCCGCGACCGAGGCGCCCGAGATGAACTGCTCGCTCGCGGTCTTGGGCGCGAGCCCCATCACGCGGACCCGGAAGAAGTCGGAGTCCTCCCCCCAGTCCTCGGCCCAGCGCCGGATCTGTTCCTTGTTAGTCATCTTGGCCTGGCGGCTGTCGATCGTGTAGTTGATCCAGCGGTGGGCCTCGCGAGTGAAGCATCGGTTGAACCAGCCCGTGGTCTTGGTGCGGTTCCCGAACGCGAGGAAGAAGGGCTCGCCGTCTGTTAGTCCACCCTCCGCGACCGTCTTGATCTCGTCCGGCACGCCCGAGGACTCGTCGAATATGTAGAACGAGGAGGACGAGGCCTCGTGCTGCCCCGCGAACGCTTCACTGTTCTCCTTGCGTGCGGTCTGGAAGTCACACCTCCAGTTGCGGGGGCTCGAGAGGGCCGTGATCTTGTTCGAGTCGAGCTTGAACCAGTGCCCGTTGAGGGACCACGCGAGCCACTTCGCAAGCTCCGGGATCGTGCGCGCCTCGAGCTGGGGGCTGGTCGACGCGGTCACGGTCCCGCGACAGAAGGGGCGGGTCGACATGAGCCACAGGATCAGCCACGCGACCAGTGCCGACTTACCAATCCCGTGGCCCGACCCGACCGCCATCCGTATCGGGAGTACCGAGTTGGGCGCCACGAAGTTGCGCTCCTCGACCTCGTCCCCCAGATCGATCAGGTAGCGGCGCTGCCACTTGTCGGGCCCGTCCCAGATCGCGAGGGGTGTGCCCTCGACGCCCCAGGACCAGTTGTAGGTCACGAACTCGAGGGGCCTCTGCCAGGTCCTCGCGATCGCGCGCTGGAGCACCAGCTCCTGCTGCGCGTCGTTCCCGGGCAGGGCTCGGTGGAGGGGGTCCTCGAACTCTAGTAGGCCGGCCACGTGTTAAGAGGCCGCCTTGCTCTTGCCCTTGCCGTGGGCCTCGGAGTACATCTTCTTGTTGGCGTAGTTCGCGAGACGCCTGGCGTGCGACATGACCTCGCTCAGGCACTCGGTCGGCACGTTCGCCCTCTGGAGCGCGAGCAGGATGAGGCCGCAGTACGCGGTCGGGTACCTGTCGAGGTCGGGAGGGAGGGGCACGTTACGGGCCATCTGTGTTCTCCTTCAGTTCGCGCAGAAAGCTGAGCACGATGCGTGCGTACCCGAGCCAGAGGCTCAGCACGACGAGAGCGATGGTTGCATGTATGAACAACTCAACCATCAACTAGCTCCTTTCGCCAGCCGCCACAGCAGTAGGGCTCCGAACAGCAGCGCCGATGCAGGCTCCGGCACGAGCACGTTGCTGTAGTCGCTCTCGCCGCCTGCGTTGATTGCGGTGAGCGCGTAGTAGGTCCCGACCGGCACGGCCAGCTCGGCGGTGTAGATGTCGCCTGCCGGGACGGGCAGGCCAAGCTCGACGTGCTCGGTGTAGATGTTGGGGGACAGGCCGAGGTGTGCCGTGAAGCTGGTGGCATCGTTGCCGGGGTGCGTCCAGCGCAGGGTACTCATTCCCCATCCACCGCATCAGCCAGCAGCCCGCTCAGTGCTCGCACGCCCTCGGCACAGTGTCGGCCTAGCACGCGGTCGCCCTCGCGGTATCCCTTCCATCGCTCCATGTAGTCACCGTGAGCATTGACGAGCAGCGGGTCCGCATTCAAGGCCGCCGCTCC